AACGAGCACTCTGCGGCTTCGAGCGCATCGCGTATGCGTTTCTCGGTCGCGTAGTCGCGGTGCCGCGTGTAGAGCGCGATATCGTAGGGCATCCACGAAAGGTAGGTGCCGTTGTCCGCGTAGGCCGCTTCGTTGTAGCCCGCGACAAGGCAGATGAAGGGCGGTGCCGGTTCCTCACCGTCAGCGAAGCGCTGGTTAGCCCACGGGATGCCGAGCGAATCGAGAACGCCGCAGAGCGCCTTTAGCTCAATCATCGTCCGTCGCCCCCCATCTCCGCGAACTCTCGCGCCACTTGGTCTGCAACCTTCCTGATAACGCCGTCGCCGGGAACGGTGCCGTAATCCTCGCCAGTCTGGTTCGTGATCTGGTGGCCGTTCTCCAACAGGTGCGTTAGCTGGTATCGCCGGTTGTGCACGGTGCATTCGGTGCCCGTCTCATCGGTCTTAACATCGGCCTTCCAGCCCTTCTTGTAAGCACCGGTGCGCACCTTGCTTTCTTGCTTCAACAGCTTTACGGCGCGCCTTCCGGCTTCGCCCGCGTTCTCAGCGAGCGCGGAAACGTTGTCTTCCACGCACTCTTTCATGCAGCTGCTTATGAACCGCTCGATGCTCTGCTCAGCCACGAGCGTCAGGCGCACGAAGTCGGGGCTTGACCTGTCAACGCGCGCGACCGTGAGCCGCGCGCCGTCGAACTCGACTAGCCGCTCACCTTCGTATGCGCTCTTGCGAATCTGCAATACGGCTTCGGGGTGTACGCCAGCGGCAGCGGCGGCGTAGTAGGCGGCATCGCCCATAGAGAAGACGTTGCAGAACACCTTGCGCTTTGTTTCCTCCGTCTGCTGCACGCCGTATTCGTCCTTCTGGACGGTCTTAGCGATGAGCTGGCACGTGCCAGCCCACATGCTCATTTCACGCCCCCGAACTCCGAGCTGCCGCGCATCATGGTTAGCAGATCGTCGAAGCTCTGAGTAAGGCGGTCGGCATCGGGGTTGTCCATGCCGAAGTTCGCCTTGCAGTAGACCTTCACCGCGAGCCGAACCGTGCTGTTCGAATCGTCGGCGGCTACGGCATCGGCAACGCCGCCCGCGCGCATCGCGGCGCGGGCGGCTTCGATGAGGTCTTCGATCTCAGCGTCAAAGTCGGTGCAGTCGGCGGGAATCCTCAGCGCTTCGCGGCACGCGTCAAGCAGCTTCGGCTTCTCTGCCATGCGGCACCTCCTAAGCCTTAACGGCGGTGGCGATGGTGAGCTGGCCAAAAGACTTAGGCACGACAAGCCCGCCGTCGAAGAGCAGGTATCCGTCAAAGCAGCGCTTCTGAGTACCCGGCTCGACGTAGGGCGTAACGTCCACGCCGTCGAAGATGTTTCCACGGAACAGGTCGGGATAGCCCGCCTTGATGATGCCATCGGCCATAGAATCGTCGCGCTTAACGAGCTTGCCGAAGATATGACCCTCAACGGCGGGGTCTTCGGTCTTCTCGTCCACGAAGTAAGAGCGCCCGTTGGCATCCTCGACCATAGCAATGTGGTTCCAAATGGTGTTGCCGTTGGCGTAGATAATGCAGCCCTTCGGCGCGGGGTTGCCGTAGGTGTAGAGCATGCCCAGAAGCTTGGTGATATCAGCCTTCTTCAGGGTGCCAGCGGTGGCGCAGTTAATCTTGTTGCCGGAATCCATGCCGAGCGGGTCGTCAACAGTCTTGGCGTGGACACGCGCGTTGGCGGCGACGGCAAGGCGCGCGCCGGTCTCGTTGACGATGTACTGCTCAAAGCCGCTGATAGACTGAACCGCCATCTTGCGGCTCATCTTGACGGTCTTCTTGATCTCCTCGCCCGTAAGGGTGATGGTGTCGAACTCGTTCTTCTCCTCATCGGCGGGCGCTGCCCCCTCATCGGTCTTCGCAGCGTCACCAGCCTTGATGCTCTTATGACGGATAAGCTCGAACTGGTGCGGGAAGTTGTCCTTGTGGATATCGCCGTAGAGAACAGCCGTGTTGTCAATCAGCGTGAAAATCTGCGTCTGAAGCTCGACGGGGATAACCGCATCGGTGTTGCTGGTCAGATGCGTGAACGCGGTGCGGCGCTCGACAAGCGCGTTGTAAGC